ACCACAATTTTAGGTGATAGTTCTGATTTGTTTGCTTGGATTCTGAGCACTAGTGCATCAGCATCAGCACAAAGCATACCGGAGTATAAAAGTAGTTCAATCATGGGATGAACGCTCCGTTCCGCGACTTACTTGCGTCTCATGTAAATGTACCTTCACATTGACCTTCTACTTTTGACTTAAGATATCCTATTAGATTCAATTTTGACCGAAGGTCAAGATTTGGATCTGCTTGGATTTCCACTCGTCTCTGTAAGAACCTTTCACAACTGATATGCCACCCATAGGGGTTGCCGTCATCATGATTGGCAAGGGTCAATGCCAGTAAGATACTGAGCATGAGATGAACGTACAGGTATTATATACCTTATGAAGTATATAGTCAAGTACTTGTGTATCTTGTGATACAGTTTAAAAAACCTTAACAGTCAAAAATTTTGGCGAAAATTTTTTCCACCTTTTGGGAAATCACTTCTTCTTTTTGGATTCGGGTGCCTTTACACCCCATAGTTTTGGATTGATTCTACCTTCTGCCTGCTTCATGGTGACAAAATCTTTCTTAAATTTGTCATAGTAGTAATCAAAGATTTCAGACTGCTTCGCTGCTGCTGCGATGTCATATTTACTGACATTATCTACTTTGTATTCAACCACAAAAGCATTATTGGGCAGAGAGCGATCCTCTGCCTTATCAACATCACAATCTTCAAATAAAATTTTCATATCAACCCCATTCAATATCAGGATACGCTTCCGCGACAATTTCTTTTGTAATTTTGAACTTGGACTCAAGATCTTTATCCTTACAAAGACAGACAATCTCTGCCTCAAGAGGATGAAGACCTTGAAGAAGATTGATGAACATAGACTCACGACGGATTCCATTCATCGCATCATTACCACCTTTCACAAAGTGATAGAAGTTCTTCGCTTCTCTACGAATCGTGGTTCTACCTTGTTGATCAGCATTACCCAAAGAGAATGATCCTGTCTCATACATTCTGCGGGTCTCTAGATCAATCTTTTTAGAAAGAGTTCCACTAGAAGTCGTCTGCTCATCATAGGAAGAGTATGGCACCTCACCGGGTGGGAGTGCACTCTTAATCGTATCGTCAAAGTTCCACTTAAAAACAATTTTCAAATGAAGTTCTTCGTATTTCTGAAGAACCTCTACCTTTTTTGCTTTTGATCTTTGCTTACTTACTAGATCAAGAACTTCAAATACCAGTGGTTGCTTAGGTAGATCAAGTGATGCTACCTTGACGGTTCTAGGTTTTTTAGGACTCGTCTTCGTCGCTTCCTTCTTCGTTGTAGTCATAATAGTTTTCAAAGTTAAATGCAATCACCTCATCTGGAATTAAGTTTCCTTGTTCGTCAAACATTTCGGGGTGAGGTCTTGGTACTTCCCGATAGTTCATCATATATTCTCTAGCAGTCCAACCTCCAATCAGTCCCACTACAAG